GGACCCCATAACTTGATGCAGCCTTACCTAAAGCCGATGCAGCATTCACTTTCGCAAATATGGCTTTGGACGCTGCAATAGCCCAAGAGCAATTATTTGCATCTCAACAAGCCGTCACCGATGGATGGCTCGCTCGACTCGGTGCAGCTGCTGGTGCAATTCCCAACACCAATAGCGGATTGGGAGGCTCTAGCGATGGTGGGAATGGGTACTTTGGATTGCCCAATAGCCCAGGCGCACGCGGTCAAGCAATGGCTCAGGACATCAGTACCAATATCAGCGGATATGTGATGCCAGTGGTCCTTACCGATTCAGCGGGATTTGATGCAGCAATCAATAAAGCATTGCAAGATGCAGCACGCAAGGGATTCTCCCAAGCGGGTTCGGCAAGTAGTTATTACTAGCAATGACAATTCCTACGATCAACGCGGTCATCAATTTCTCAACAGGCCCAGGCTTCGCCAATCCCATGATTCTCGATGTGGGGATTCTCGGTACCAATGCCCTTGCTGACAGCACTTCACTATCAGTAGATGTATCTGATGTCGTGGACAGGATTGAAATAACCCGAGGGCGAAATGTTACAGCTGACCAATTTCAGACTGGCACTCTCACAATGCGCATCGCAGACCAAAATGGAAATTTCAACCCTCAAAATTCTGCAGGGCCGTATTACAATCTCTTGAGTCCACTGCGCAAAGTGTCAATCACTGCGACATATTCAGGTGTCACCTACCCTTTATTCGCTGGGTACATCACGGGATATAACACGGCAATCCCTAACAATGGGACCGATACTCTCGCATATACCACCATTACAGCGGTTGATGCTTTCCGCTTGGCTAACCTTGCAACCGTCACAACCGTCACTGGGGCAGCTGCTGGAGACTATAGCGGGACGCGCATCAACCAAATCCTCAACACAATCAACTGGCCTTCATCTATGCGGGATATTGACGCTGGCAAAACTACGGTTCAGGCCGACCCAGGGACTTCTCGTACTGCACTAGCCGCGCTCCAGGCAATAGAAACCACTGAGTATGGCGCACTCTATGTCAATGCTGCTGGCAATTTCACATTCCAAGACCGCACGGTCACTGCTGGTTCAGTCAATAGTACCCCGACCCTATTTAGCGATGACGGGGCAGTGGGCATTGATTACTATGACGCGACCTGGGTGCTCAATGATGTCCTGGTGTATAACCAGGCAAACATCACTGCAACGGGTTTGGCAATGCAAACAGCATCGAATGCAACCAGCATTGCCCAATACTTTGCTCACACTTATACCGCATCAGGGTTATTGATGCAGACAACAGCTGAGGCCCTGAACTACGCGCTCGCCTATGTTGCCAGCCGAGCCCAAACCTCAATCCGATGTGATGCGTTGGTTCTCGACCTTTACACTCCCAACTTTGACCTTGGCATCATTGCAGCTCTCTCCCTAGATTATTTCTCCCCAGTCACCATCTCAACCAATCAACCTGGTGGCACCAATATCACCAAGACCGAGCAAGTCTTCGGAGTGGCCCATCAAATCACCCCTGGGACTTGGCGCACAACCTTCACGACCCTTGAACCGATCATCGACGCGTTCATTCTTAATAGCTCCACCTACGGAATTCTTGGCACCAATGTTCTATCCTACTGACATGAAAAAGGAGTAAGAAATGACAGCAAATGCTGGCTATCACGCCTTTGCAACTGGTGATGTCCTCACTGCTGCTCAGGTTCAATACAATCTACAAAATCAGACAATCATGTATTTCGCTGATTCAACTGCCCGCAGCACTGCTCTCAGTGCCGTGTTGGTAGAGGGATTATTCAGTTATTTAGCAGATACCGATGTCACCCAGTATTACAATGGGTCAGCTTGGACCACTTTAGGTGCTGGAATGACTCTCATCTCGACTACATCCCTCTCGGGCGCAACAACGACAATCTCCTCAATTCCTCAGACTTATGTGAACTTATTTCTCGTTATCTCAGGAATGACAAACGCAACAGCGGATGGTTTGTTCAGAATTGCATGTAATGGCGTAACCACCAACGGGCGAGGGATGGGCTATTCTGCGCAAGGCGCGACGGTTACATTCTCAACGACACTCTTAGCTGCTAACGCGTACATTGACAGCGTGTTCAATCTTTCGCGTACTTCGGCGGTCAACAACTTCATACTTCAGATTCCCAACTACACAAATACCACGACCCAAATCAACTACCAACTTCAAGGCTTCGGCAGAAACTCGACCCCTGCCGATGCGATGGTGATGTCATCGGGAGTCTGCAACAATGCGACGACAGCGGCAATTAGCTCCATCGTGTTTTCCAATTCAGGCGGCAATCTTTCAACTGGCACAGTCCTACTTTACGGAGTCAAATGATGAGCAAACCAATGGTGAGGATTCACGACCTCTCAAGCAATAAAGTCGTAGATCGTGAAATGACAGATGAGGAATTCACCGCATACGAGGCAGACCAAATCTCAATCAAGGTCGCCAAGAATGAATTAGCGGCCAAAGAAAAAGCCCGCAATGCGCTCTTGGATAAATTAGGCATCACAGCTGATGAAGCTGCACTCCTTCTCGGATAATGACAGCACCCGCACACCCTAACGCTGGCACGGTAGCTCGCATGATCGAAATTGCGACTGCCGAGATTGGCGTGGTTGAAGGGCCAAAGGATAACCAAACCAAATATGGCGCATATACGGGTGCCAACTACGAACCTTGGTGTGGCTCTTTCCTTATGTGGTGCGCGTTCAAGGCTGGAGTCCAAACGCCTCCCAGGGTTGTTGGCACTGTCTATGGAGCCGAGCAATTCAAGAAGCTAGGCAAATGGTTCACCACTCCCAAGGTCGGGGACTTTGCTTTCATGGATTTCATAGACGACAACAAGGTTGCCATCCAGCATGTCGGGTTGGTGGTCAAAGTCAGTGAGACTTCCATCGTGACCATCGAGGGCAATACCTCATCAGGTGGAAGCCAACACAATGGCGGGGAAGTCTGCATCCAGTCCCGAAAACTAGGGCCTCACTCATTCGTGGTCGGCTTTGGCCGTCCCACTTACAAGGAGGTAACACATGAATAAAGCAGCAATGAAAGCCAACGCACAATCCTATGGCCGCGCAGCTCTCGCATCGGCAGCAGCTCTTTGGTTGTCAGGTATTACTGACCCCAAGGTTCTCGCCAACGCATTCTTGGCTGCATTCTTGGCACCACTTCTCAAAACCCTAGAAAAACCAGCAAAGTGATGGACGCGCAGACATGGGTTGCATTGATCGTGGGGATTATTGCAATCCTGTCTGCGCTCTTTGGTGTGGCCAAATGGGTCATCAAAGCCATCATGCGAGAGATTGGTCCCGAGGCCAACGGCACATCCATCCGTGAGCAGGTCAATCGCCTGGAGCGCAACCTGCAACGCCTGGAGTCACGCATAGACGCAATCCTGCTGGAGCGTTAAACACGCCGAATATCAATATGGTTGCTTTGGTCGCTTTGGGTGTAATATCAGTCTATGACCAATTATAGGGAAATCCTTTACACATCAACCGCAGCTGCTGAGTTTCTTAATATGTCACCCAGTAGCCTCAAACGACTGGTGGCCGAGGGCATCATCCCAGCACGCAAAACCTTTGGCGGTCATTACCGCTTTGATCGCGTGGACTTGGACATATTCCTAAATGAATACCTACAAAAGAAATGGGCCTCCAAATGATAAATGAAAAAGAAATCCTGCTTGCCTTATTGTTGGAAAAATATGGAAACACAAATACCCCAATCATCGAAAAGAACCTTGCTCCAATACGAGTCAAACGCAAATACTCGACCCGAAAAACCACCCATCGCCGAATGCGATACAACCCGCACAATGCCAAATTCTACATGGTTCCTTGGACAGCCGAGGAAGATGCGCGGCTGCATTCTATGGTATTGCAAAATGCAACCATTAAGGTCATGGCTGAGGCGTTGGAGCGCAGTCCTGGTGCAGTTAAAATTCGTGTCGCTCAAACAATTTTTCCTGACGGTTTGCCAGGTGAATTGGATTTGTCTAATCATCGCAATTTGATGAGAAGGGTTTCCAAATGAAAACAATCCAGGAAAATCTCGATGTGGTGCTCGCTGGCATCATGATGTTCATAGCGTGGTGTGGTTATTACATCGGCAAACGGGTGGGCTATGAAAACGGCATGGACACTGGTGTCATGGCTGGCAAAGATTTAGCAGACAGGGCGCACGCACGCAACCAATTCAAGGACATTGGCTATGGATATCAAATGAGCGAAACTGATGGCACCATCATCAGACAAATCAGCGATGCTAGTTGATCGCAATGTCGTCATCATCGCCAAGAATGCGAGGCCCACTTCGGCTGCTGCAGCTGATGCTATTTGGGGCCGTAGTGGTTCTATTCGCCGCACCATCTTTGAGCATCTATCACGCAAGGGTATGTATGGCGCGACTGACCAGGAAATGGAAAAAGAACTCCACATCGAGGGCAACAGCCTTCGACCTTCACGATTAACCTTAGAGAGAGATGGCCTCATCATGGATACGCAAACAACCCGACCCAATCTCAAGGGTCATCAATGCGTCGTATGGCGCGTAAGTGAAATGGAGCAGGTGCTGCTATGAGCTTCAATATGGACGATTACATTGATGTCGCAGAGCGCATCCGCTTAGCAAAAGAAGTTTATCCCCAAATGACCTTCCAACCTGCTAACCCATTGGAGCCATATCGCATTGAAAAGATTGGCGACCTGACCTTCGTGGTCTATGTAGCTGCACTCTATCGGGATTTGCAAGACCCAACGCCAGCAATCGGATGTGCATGGGAACAAGTCCCAGGGACTACGCCTTACACCCGAGGCAGTGAATTGATGAACGCTGAGACATCAGCATGGGGTCGGGCGGTGATTGCTGCTGGCATCCCAAGCAAAAAGATTGCGTCTAAGGATGAAGTCATAGCCCGTCAAGCAACGGTCACACCCATCAGAAAAGTCACTCAAGAAAACCTCAAGGCCGAGGGTTTAAGCCCTTGGGACATTGGTCGCCTCATTGCTGACCCATCGTTCAATCCACCAGCTGATGAGGCCGATGATCGCGCGATTCCTCAATGTGCTCATGGCTTCATGAAAGAGAAATCAGGAGTCAGTGAAAAGACTGGCAAAGATTACTTTGGCTATACCTGCACAGCACCACGCGAGGAGCAATGCCCAGCGCAATGGTGGGTCATTGGGGCTGACGGTCATTGGCATCCCAAGGTGGCCAAATGATTGAGATACTCAAACCCGATGGCACTCATGTCATATTTCACGATGACGATACAATCACTTATACCCGCCACACGCTAGAACAGTGCGATGGATGCGAGAAATACAGACCCAAATCAACAGGAGTTTCATATCAGGGGCTTGATAGCTCGGACATTGTGTTGTGGCTATGTGCTGAATGCGTGGAACTCAATAGTGGCAAGCCAACATCGTAAGCATCGAGGCTATCGCACCCAGCGCGTGGTTGCCGATTACCTCAAACAATGGTGGCCATCAGCTGAGAGCACTGGCGCAGGGCGTGTTGGCTCTGATTGCACTGGTGTGCCATTCGACATTGAGGTAAAAGCCCGAGCTTCATTCCAACCTAAAACATGGCTCGACCAAGTAAAGGCTCGACGCAAAGATGTGAGCACTGGTCAGCAACTCTCATTTGTGGTGATGCGCTTGAATGGTCAAGGCGAGGATGCTGGTGGCTATGCTGCAATGCTGCCCTTCGATGACCTCATCACCTTGTTAGTGAAGGCTGGATGGACTAACCCAACGATCAAAAGATGTGGGTGTGGGTCATGGCTTATGCAAGGTTCTGATTGTAAAATCTGCACCATCTTGGATGGGAGGTTATGAAATGCAATTGGATTTAGCCTTGGCAAATGGCATCCAAAACGATGAAACTTCGGACAATTATTACACTCCCCCTTGGGTGTTTAATGCTTTGGGTTTGCAATTTGATTTAGATGTTGCCTCTCCTTCGATTGCGTTGCCTTGGATACCAGCCAAAAAAAGATTCACCATATTGGATGATGGTTTGGCACAAGATTGGGGTGGGGGCAAAGTTTGGATGAATCCACCTTATTCGAATCCTAAGCCTTGGATCAACAAATTTATACAAAACCACAACGGCGTGGCACTCGTACCGACAAGCACAGGGGCTTGGATGCTTACGCTTTGGGAAAGCGACGCAAAATGGCTCTGTTTGCCCCCGATGCACTTCGTTCAATCCAACCTTATCGAGGCCAAGGGTGCGATGCCAATAAGATGTTGGCTGGTGGCTCTTGGTGAAGATAATGTCTCAGCTCTTAAATCTAGCGGATTGGGCGAGGTCAAATAGTTATGCACAGAAATCATCTGCTTGTGGATAACTATTTAGACACGCCGTCAATGAGCGCGAAGTTATCCACATGCTTGACACCAGGGGTACGCTCCAACCGCATCGCGGGGCCCGTAGGACTAGCCCAAGCGTTGTGTTTGGTGCTCTTGGCCAGTCTATTGTCTAACCTAACGGTAGCCCATGCGAATGAAACAGATGTGACTCAAATGAAGTTATATGCCAAATCATTGCTATCTCACAATGAATACATATCACTATCAAAGCTGATTATCAAAGAGTCTAATTGGAACCCAAGAGCCAAGTCAGGTGACCATTATGGGTTGTGCCAGGGTAGGTCAGATTTCATGCGCACTGCTACTTACAAGCAACAGATACGATGGTGCATCATCTATTCATATCATCGCTATGGTTCTGTCACTGGTGCCTGGTTACATTGGAGGCGTTACTCATGGCAGTAAGTCATAAGAACAACACTCGCCTATTTCGTAAGCAAAGGCTGAGAGTGTTGGACCGTGATGGTTGGGTGTGTGTCTATTGCGGAGCATTAGCTGAGCACGCTGACCATGTGATTCCCAAGGTACGCGGAGGCGATGACAGCCTCGAAAATCTTGTTGCTGCGTGTAAGTCATGCAACCTTCGCAAGGGCAAGAAATCGGAGGCCGTTTTTTTAGGGGAGACGGCTACCCCCCGTTCCTTCTCTTTCAATCTACATACGGAAACGACCAGTCCGAGCCTGAGTGGGCCATTTGAGGGCCAATCGAGGCCATTGTGGAGCTAGTCATAGACAATACGAAACCAGTCAAAACTGGGGCAAAGAAAAAAGCCCCATTGAAGGGTCATACAAAACCCCGCATCATGACTCCACCACTCAAGGGAAAATCCCTTGGTCCTGAATTCGCAGAGTTTGCAGCTAAGTGCGGCATGCCCTTGCTCCCTTGGCAAGAATTCTGCGCCAACGATTTCTTAACGGTTGATAAGGGCGATTTGTTCGTAAGAAAGACCATAGCCATCTTAATCTCAAGGCAACAGGGAAAGACCACGCTGGCAGCCCTTCGCATCCTCTTTGGCCTCTTTGTGCTTGGCGAAAAGAACATCCTTGCCATGTCCTCCAACCGAAATATGGCCATGACGACCTTTAGGCAGGTAGTCAATATCATCGAGAACAATGAATTCTTGCGAGTCCAGGTGAAGCTAAATCAGGGGCGTGTAGGTCGCTTTGGTTCAGGCACCGAGCGCGTTGAATTACTCAATGGTGCTCTTTATGAGATTGTGGCGGCTACGCGAGATGGGTCGCGTGGTAAGTCTGCCGACCTTCTCTTCATTGATGAGCTGCGTGAAATCACACCCGAGGCATGGGCATCGGCCAAACCAGTGACCCGCGCTCGCTTGAACGCACAAACCATTGTTGTGTCAAATGCTGGTGATGCCTATAGCGAGGTCCTTAATTCCCTGCGAGATAGGGCGATGTCATATCCTGCCAAGACTTTGGGCTGGTATGAATACAGCACCCCTCAACACTACAAAATTGATGATCGCAAGGGTTGGCAAATGAGTAACCCAGCCTTGGGTTATACCGTCAGCGAGGAAGCCCTAGCAGAGTCTTTAAGTACTGATTCAATCGAGCAGTTTAGGACAGAAACCCTTTGCCAATGGATTTCCAGCCTCACATCTCCTTGGCCTATGCATGCTTTCGAGGATATTTCTGACTCCAGCCTGACAATGGGACCAGGGCCATTGACCATGTTCGCCTTCGATGTAGCCCAAAGTCGTCGGACTGCTTCACTCGTTGCTGGTCAATTACTTCCTGACGGGCGCATTGGTGTGGGCATTCTCCAGCAATGGAAATCCGACCATGCAGTTGATGACCTGAAAATAGCAGCTGACATCAAAGCATGGTGCGATAAATACTCTCCAAGGCTTGTCTGCTTCGACCATTATGCTACGGCCTCCATTGCAAACCGCCTGGAGATTTCAGGAGTGCGTATGCATGATGTCTCGGGTCAGGCTTTCTACCAAGCATCAGGGGATTTGCTCGATGCCATTGTTTCCAAGCGGATTGTCCATTCGGGTCAGCCTGAATTGATTGAGCAGATGAACGCGTGCGCAGCTAAGACCAATGAGGGCTCCTGGCGCATCGTTCGACGGGCCTCAGCTGGTGATGTCTCGGCTCCTATCGCTTTGGCGATGGTTGTCCATAAAATGAATGAACCAGTCGCAATTCCGATGATATTCGTGTCATAACGACACGCCGCGCTGACCTGCATCTTTACAAGTTATCCACAGGGTATAAGGTTTGACCATGGGAATTCTGTCATCATTGCGCCTAGTCAAAGATGAACCAAACACGCTCAAAAATCAATATGCGCCAGCGGTCATGGCAACGCAATACAACACTTGGTTCGATGGCCAAGCGGGTTATGCGCCAACAACAATGGACCTCACTTCGGCATTGCAGGTGCCGACTGTTTCTAAATGTTTCCAGTTAATCACGGGAGTCATCGGCGGCATTCCATTGGAGCTTTACAACAAGACAACAGGGGAAGAATTAGGTTCACCAGTATGGCTTGAACAACCTGATATTAGACAACCGCGCTCAGTTACGATTGCTTATACGGTACAAAGTCTCATTGCATATGCCCAAGCATTCTGGAAAGTCACATCAGTCTATGCCGATGATGGACGACCTGCACGCTTTGAGTGGGTTGCAAATACTCGCATCACTACAAAATTAAATGCTCGCAATACTGAGGTTGAGTATTACATACTCGATGGCGAAAGATTACCTGCGAATGGCGTGGGTAGTTTAATTACTTTCCAGGCATTGAACCCAGGCATATTACAAACTGGTGCACGCACAATTCAATCCGCTTTAGATTTAGAGCGTGCAGCTTCAATCGCAGCAGCGACTCCAATTCCATCGGGCCACTTGAAAAATAACGGCGCAGATTTACCTGAAGCACAAATCCAAGGATTGTTAGCATCGTGGAAATCAGCGCGTCAATCGCGTGGCACTGCATATTTGACTAGCACTCTCGAATATATCCCCACATCATTCTCACCAAAAGACATGATGTATGACGAAGCAAAACAATCCTTGAGCACTGAGATATGCCGCTTAATGAATGTCCCTGCATATATGGCCAGCAGTGATGCAAATAAATCAATGACATATCAAAATGTCCTCGACGCACGAAAAGAATTTTTCGCGTACACACTCGCGCAATATGTGTGTGCCATCGAGGATAGATTGTCAATGAATGACATCACCGTTACTGGCAACCAAGTGCGCTTTGCAGTAGATGAAACATTCTTGCGCGTAGATACAATGGAAAGACTCAACACAATAGAAAAAATGCTCAACCTTGGCTTGATTACTTTGGACCAAGCAATGGCGATGGAAGATATGTCACCGAATGGAGATGCAAGTTGAAACTAACATTTAGCACACCAATAGAAGCTGCTGATGGCGAGCGCCGCATCATCGCTGGCAAGATCATGGAATTTGGAGCCATCGGTCATACATCCGTTGGTCCAGTTGTCTTTGAGCGCGGTTCGATACAAATACCAACAGCGGCCAAAATAAAACTGCTAGCGCAGCACGAGCCAAACAATCCAATCGGACGCGCTCAATCCTTTAGCACTGAGGGCGATTACATGTATGGCACATTTAAGATTTCCAATTCAACCAAGGGGACTGATTATCTCACTTTGGCTGCGGAGGATTTAGTCTCAGGGTTATCCGTCGGGGTGGAAGTAACTGCATCCCTACCCAAAGACAATTATCTCCTCGTCACGGCAGCGAAACTCATCGAGGTTAGCCTTGTTGAGTCTCCAGCATTTGAGAATGCTACCGTGACCAAAGTTGCTGCGAGCGAAAGCGAAACAGTTGAAGCAGGAAGTTCTACCAGCACCACAACCATCACGACAACCGTCACAACCACCGAAACCGAAAGCGAGGATGTCATGACGACAGCCCCTGATACAAATGCACCCGATCCAGGTGTGGAGGCTCCAGTCGTGGACGCTGCCCGCCCAGTCGTAAGCGCATCATTCTATGCAGAACCACGCTCACCAATTAACAGCCAAGGTGCATACCTTGAGCACACAATCAAAGCCAAAATGGGCAACCATGAGTCAGCAACATTCGTTCGTGCAGCTGATGCAAAGGCTCAAAAACTCTATGCAGCAAATGATTCATTCACCACAAACCCTGCATTCTCTCCAACACAATATATTTCGTCAGTCATTGACACATCCGTTATGACTCGTCCAACCATTGATGCACTTGGTGGCGCACGCGCTCTCGCTTCAAGCGGTATGACAGTTGCTCATCCAAAAATCACTACCAATGCAACGCTTGCCGTAGTTGCTGAAGGTGCAGCTACTGCTGGCACCCAAATTGTCTCCTCGTATGTCAATGCAACAGTAGTCAAAATTGCTGGCACTCAGGTGATGAGCCAAGAGCTACTTGATCGCTCTGACCCATCCTTCTATGCTGCGATGTATGAGAATTGCTTGCGCGCATACGCTAAGGCATCAGATGCTTATGTCATCGCTGAAATTGTCTCAGGCGGTACACAAGCCACTGCTCAGCTTGCAACGATTGCTGGTATCCAGGCTTATGTAGCACAAGCTGCTCCAGCAGTTTATGCAGCAGCTGGCGAAACTGCCACTGCATTCATCGCTGGCACATCTATTTGGTCGCTATTGATTGGCAGCCTAGATACAACAGGTCGCAGCCTATTCAATGCAGCCCAACCAATGAACTCATCAGGCGTGTCCACTCCTCGTGGCCTACGCGGAGATGTCATGGGCCTCGACCTTTGGGTTGATGCCAACATGGTTGCAACAACCATTGACGATTCAGCATTCATCGTCACACCAAGCGCGATTGCAGTGTACGAGAGCCCATTGCTTTCACTCACAACCAACATCACCACCACAGGCGAAATCGCCGTTGAACTCTACGCATACTTTGCAGCCAAGACTTTGGTTGCTGGCGGTTTGCAACGATTCGATAAGATTTAGTAGCCCCGCACCACCACTAGAACGCTGGCATGGGGGTTCAGGAGGCCCTGGCCCTCATGTCAGCCTTTAGCAAGAGAGGATTGAGAGATGGCAGCAACATTCGTCACCGTCGCTGAATTGCGTGCAAATTTAGGCATCGGCACTCTCTATTCCGATTCCGTCGTTGAGGAAGTCTGCTCATCGGCTCAGGACCTGGTTGATTCTTATATTTGGTACAACCGCGCACCAGTAGTGGCAACAGCTTTGAGCAGCAATATCGCCACCGTAGTCATTGCTTCCCCTGGCTTATTCGTCGTCGGGCAATCAGTTACCATTGCTGCATCAGGGACCACTTACAACGGCACCCGCACGATCACTGGCGTTGGCCCATATTGGCCAGTTACTTCAATCCCAATCGCGCCAATGCCCTACACCTACCCACGCGGATATTCATATTTGCAATTTGCTATTACCGCATCCGATGACCCATATCATCTTGTCCTGCCATATGGGACAATGACTGGCCCTGACCATAAGACCCAAGTGTATGCCAACACTCCAGCCATCCGAGAAGCTGCAATGATGCTCGCGGTTGATATTTGGCAAGCCCGTCAGGTGTCTCAAACTGGTGGCGTATCCGTTGATGGATTTACCCCTAACCCTTATCGCATGGGTAACAATTTAATTGGCAAAATCAGGGGGCTCCTAGCCCCGTACGCCTCACCAAATTCTATGGTCGGCTGACATGACTGCCGCCGCTATCACCACCCTTCGCTCCACCATTGCGACAGCTTTAGACAACCCTGGGGTGTGGTCCACATTCGATTTCCCGCCTCCCACAATCATCGCAAATTCTGTCATCGTGGCACCCTCGGACCCTTACCTTGCCCCGAGCAACAATTCTCAGGCAACCATCTCGCCCTTAGCAAATTTCAAGATCATCATGACAGTCCCAATGCTGGATAATCAGGGAAACCTGCAAGGCATTGAGTCCACCATCGTTGCAGTGTTCAACAAGCTCGCAGCATCATCCATCGTGTTCAATGTCGGCACTATCTCTGCTCCAGCGGTACTTGATGCCGCTAGTGGGTCATTGCTGACATCGGACATGTCCATATCCGTACTCACATCCTGGAGTTAAAGCATGAGCGATAACCAGTACCCAACAGAAGCCGACTTAGCAGTGCTGGAAAAACTCGGCTTGTCCCAAACACCAGTAAAATCAACCAAGAAAGATGAGGAATAATTCATGGCAATTTATTTAGGGAACAATGTCGGCATTAAAATTGCCACGATTGATATTTCCGATCATGTTACATCAGCAACACTCACACAAATCTTTGATGAGCTCGAGGTCACGACAATGGGAAACTCCTCTCATGTCATGGCAAAGGGCCTTGAAAATTCGACATTGCAGATTTCATTCTTGAATGATTTCGCTGCTTCCAATGTGTGCGCGACTTTGCAAGCTGCATACGGCACCACCGTCACAGCAGTCGTCATCCCAGTTAAGGGAACAGCCGTCAGTGCCACAAACCCTCTTTACACTGTCAGCATCCTTGTCAATAACCTCACTCCCGTGAATGGGGCGGTTGGGGATGAAGTTTCATCCAGCATCACTTTCACATGCAATAGCACCGTCGTACAAACCACCACTGGCACATTCTAAGAAAAGGAAAAAACAATGGCATCGCTTAAGATAACCAGGGCCTCGGGTGAAGTGATTTGCAAAATCACTCCCGCTATCGAGTACGCCTTTGAGCAGAAATACAATGTTGGGATCCATAAGCAATTCGCAGACCAGCAACGCCAATCAGATATTTACTGGATAGCGTGGGAGGCATTGCGTCGCCAGGAAGTAGTACCAGCCTGGGGAGACAATTTCCTCGACACTCTCATCTCAGTGGAAGTGATTGACGACTTTGACCCAAACGGATAGGGGAGGGTACCTTCACCTACTTGGTGGCGGCTTTGGCCGTGAGAACAGGTATCCCTCCTCAATCTTTCATTGATATGGATAGCAGGATGATTAAGGCAATCCTTCAAGTGTTGAAGGACCAAGACAAGGAGGTCAAGCGTGGCAATCGTAATCCAAGGGCTCGATAGAGTTATTTGGATGCTTGACGAATTCGAGATTGACTTGAGCCGAGACATGAACCGAAAAATCGCCAAAGCGATGGAGCCTATAGCGCGAAAGGCAAGAGGATTTGTACCTGCTGCTCCTCCTGCATCCTTGAAAAATTGGCTGCGCGAAAATACGGTTGAATATCAACCTTATCGAGCATTCCCCGTATATGACTCTGCCGAAATCAAATCGGGTATCTACTACAAACCAGGATTGCAAAAGGAAAACCGCAAAGGATTTGCTAAAGCATTCGTTATAGTTAATGAGTCAGCAGCTGGAGCGATTTATGAAACGGCGGGTCGTCGTCATCCGAATGGCAACCCTGCAAAATCTCGCTCAGCCAATCCCAAGGCGGGAAAATGGTTCATTGAAGCATTGCCACCAGTGAGCAAGCGCTCTCAAGCTCCTGGGAAAAGAGGTCGTCGAGGTAAAAGCGGCGATGGTCGTCTTATCTTTAGAGCGTGGAATGAGGACCAAGGCAAAGTCCTAGGCGCGTTCAATGCAGCAGTGAACTATGCCAAGGGTGAATTCAATAAACGCCATCAATGGCGGCAGTTATGATTGGTACAGGCAAGTCAGATTTATCCATATCAGCGGG